GTCTCTCTGTGATTAACATATCCTGCATTGATTCCAAAATCTTACGAGTAATCGTAGCCGCGTACCCGTCGTGATCCATGCGATCCAAGTCGGATACTGAACACTCGATTGATTCTATCACCTCTTTCAACGTGAACGCATCCTTGCAGTCCTCGTTGAGAAATACATTCAGATTGAACTGATTATTATTATTCGTCGTGTTATTCATAATCGTTTGTGGACCGTTCAGGCTTATCGCTTCGATAAGCAGCCGCGTCTGCTCTGCTGCCGCCTCGTCACGTTTCGCCTGTATCCGTGCAGCCTGTTCTATTGCAGCCGTTTGCGCTGATATTTGCGCTGACATTTGTGCTGACATTTGCATCTGCATTGTATTTGATTGCGTCTCCATCATCGTCTGAAAACATTTCATGAGAGTAGTGTCACTTATACTTTCATGGACTATGTTTTCAGGAGGAGGACTGTTATTGGAGGGATCGATATGATGGGTACATTTTTTTTTATGATACCATAATGCACTGCGACTATTATATATATTTCCACAAACACAGGAATACTTAATACCTACTTTAGTGTTTGTTATACTATCAGTTTGCCCTTTTTTAGAGACATTATTGTGTTTCCCTGTTGTCAGGTGACGCTTTAATTCAGTGGTAGTTTGGAAGACGATGTTACATGTAGTACATTCAATACTACGTTTTTCGGGCATTTGTTCTAAACCTGTTCTAATTCTATGCTTTGCAGTAGATAGGTGTCTATTGTAGTGATATTTATTACTGCATATATGGTCACATTCATCACACTTAAATATAATGCCCTTTTTATCTACGGTTTTTGTTCGAATAGTACTCATATTGTTCTAAAGTTGTTCTAAAGTACGTACATATAAAAGGGCATTAAGTACTCGTCAAAATCAACGAAAATTCGCTTATGCAGCAAAACATGAAAAGTACCCCAAGGTTTGTTAGCATAAGATTTTTAAAAGTCAAAGTTCGAAAAGTACTCAGCAAATTGGAATCCGACATTTATTTTTGTCGACTTTTACTTTACTAGGGTACTTTGGGAAACTGTAAATTTTATAGGTGGGAACTATGTCCCACAAATTTCACATATATATTTCTCGTTTTGTGTAACTCAAACTCTTTAGTATGGCGACCTTGGCTGCGATATTCTCAGGGTGAAGTGTCTCGCAGATCATGTTGTTGACGAGCATCTTACCGTGCTTTTCCAAAAGACGGATAATAGTATCCCGACCTATAGTAGTGTGAGTATTTGTATTTACCAAGTACCCTATTCATATGAGATAGCCAGTTGAACCCATCGTCAATCATTTCGTCGATGCGCTCCGTATCGCGTTCGTTAGAGTTCAGCCTGTATTGGTTTTGTACGTTGTTCCACATGATTGTTCCTATCTTTTTTTGGTCGATAATGGATTTTGATTTGAATTTCCTGTTCAACTTGTTCGTTTTGTATACGTATATACGGTTCCAACTCCCATACGTGTGTCCCATTTCTCGGCATATGCGGAGTTTGGCGCGGTAGAGGGAGAGGACGTTCAACCTTTGTATGGATGACGACATGATACTTGTAGGATGATATAAACTATATATTTATATCATCTTATTCATCGACCTTTTGTAATAAAAATAGAACACAATATGTATTTATTTTTATTAGATTTGATTTGATTATATTAAACATCACGGTATAACACTTTTGAACATAACCATGTTCCCAGAATGATCCACATTCCGTCGAGCAGAGTTCCTCCTTTGGTGAATACCCAGCGCATCGCAGCGCAGTGCGGCGAGGAGATGAGGAATGGCGATAATAAGAACCCATATAGAGATGGGTACGCGCAGAACTTCACGTATAGTTGCGCGGTCGCGAAATGTAGCGTAATCCAGAAGAGGTATATGGACGACACCGCGAATAGATTCTTGATATACGGGACGGAACTGGTTGCGGATGTTTTGACAAGTTGTCCTAAACGTCGGTATACGTTAGTCACACTGCGTTCGTGTTCTTCATGAACGCGACATAGGTCTAGAATGGGTGTTAACATGGGGTCCATGATGGAACGACGACAGTCCATATCGAGGTCGTCTTCGTCGGTGCCACTAGTTGCTCTGCTGTGTTTCCTGCTGCTGGTCTGGGACCCAGCATCGGAACGACGACAATCGATCTCAAGGTCGTCTTCGCTGTCGAGGTGGTCGTCGTCGGTGTCACTAGTTGCTCTGCTGTTTGTGCGACTGTGTTTCCTGCTGCTGGTCTGGGTTCCAGCATCGGATTGAGATCCTTGAGATTCATTGTCCGAAGAATCGATTAGATCTTTGCATTGTCGGGTTGTAGAACGTGTAGATAATAATGACATCGTAAGTATGAAGGGTTATTGCATGGACATACCTGCTAAGTTTTCATTCAATTTATGACGGCGTTGTTTTGTCAGTATGCCCCACTTCATCGACCCATTTTTCGCTGATCACGTGCGTGTATGCAATATACCCCTTCAATAAATAATTCAGGCACTTTTCGAAGTACGCCTTGCCCATGGCAAATGGTGCAGTCCGGTTTTTCAAATAGAAAGCGTAAATATCATCAAACGCGAGCGTTCGGTCGTCGCAGTCAGCGAGTTGTGATTTGAAATGTATCCTAGCGCTTTCCAGAATGCTGACTACCGCACTGGTCTTGTTCCATATGGAACATTCCATGCGCAGAATAAACTTGTTGGCTGCTATTTCTACGTCGGTGTAGTAGTATCGTAGGATATTCAATATATCATCATCGACAATTCGTCCATTTGACATACATGTTTCTTTATTTTCATTAAGAAATGCCTGAAACAATGCAGACAACTCGTCCACCTCATAATCGTTTGCAAGTTTGTTACTAGTCGCCGATGGCTTCATTGTCGCTCCCCAGAAGGTCATAAAGTCACTGACTACTGGGAGATGTTTGCTTGTCAAGTTTGGAAATGTGTCCGTTTCTGCATCGTATGTGTATTTCTCTATGAGTAGTGTTTTTAAGGTAGTGTTGCTGACCACACGCGGTAGTGCAAAGTCTGACCGAAACCGTTTCCATATATACTGTACGTTGCGCCACGTCATGACGGCCTTTAGTTTTGGATGCGCCACGATGGCGTCGTCGGTTCCCACGGTGACGCATTCGTTGCAGAATTTGTCGACCATTTGTTGAGGAGTGTTGTTTTTCATAAAGAGTGCGTAAGTGCGTAACTCTTCTCTCTTCTCTAGGAACGCGTCCGCGCACGTGTTTGCGTTGGAGTAGTGCGCTGCGACACATAACAGGTTTACTGCATTTTCCTTGAGCATCTCAAACCAGTTGTCTGCGAGGGAAGAACTATTGCGCATGCGTATCAACCTACAGTTTGTCAAACTCACTGTGTCGCAGTATTTGGTGATGAAGTTTCCAGTCAAGTTGGCATGACCTTCAATCATAGCATACAGTAGGTCAAGATTACCAAGATTTTGTTTGGATGCTGGAGAGACATAATAAGTGCATTCTGTATTTTTTTTCAGAATATTATCGCCAATGCATGTGAGAAAGTACTTTGCTTCGTTTCGTGTCAAGAAGTAGTTAGGCGATAATGCGGTAAGTACTTTTTGTATCGTCTTAGTTTCTGGAAGCAATTGCTTGAAGAGATGTCGGTCTTTTATCTTTCTAATAAGACTTATTTTTGTCTTGTGTTTCCAATCCATAAGCGCAGTATTGTCATACGAGATTGTAGAGAGAAGGTGATATATGATGTCGTCTTCAGTCACATTTGTATAATTAATTCCGTCGTATCGGTAGAATGTGTTAGATGTGGGTAAATAATAGTACGGGTTATTCACCAAGAAGACCGTTTTGAATGATTTTAGTTCTTGTTCTAGTACAATCTTGCGTTGTGCATTTTCTTCATGAACACGATGTTCGGTTGCGAGCGTGGTCGGTAAAATATTACTCAAATGCAACTGAAGGCGAGTTTGCATGTATTCGCTATCTTTACATTGATCCACAATTTTTTCTAGAAGATCTGAACATTCCGTCGAATAGTTTGTAATGTCAGACATGATACTAGAGGTAAGTTTGATTACTATGGTGTATTAATTCTATATCTTATTTCATCGGTATATATGTTGTATACGATAGTCATGAAATCAATCTACTGTAAAGAAGTATAAGCATACCAAAAGATAAACGCACTTGCAAAAAACATATATGGTAAATCCAATGTACCCCAACTTATTATCATATTTAACAATTTCGTATCTGAATGTGTTCCGTTAACTACTTCATAAATAACATGAATAACATATGTAACGTAATCTATCATTAACATGATTGACCCGAATAATAAACTAGTTATAAAGGCTGATCTATTTTCTAAAAATAAAAATACCAATGCTAATAAATATATAGTATTCCCCATGACATGAGGTAATTCATAATTCCAAGTCCAATTGTGAGAATTTTGATAATTTGTATTCCCTAAACTGTACAATGACCATACATCATTACACATTTTTCCCAAGTTGACCGTATCCGAAATAGGAATTTTTGTATTCCATTCATCAGGAAATCTTTTTAAAATCTCCTCTTTTGGTTTTAAAGGTTTATTAGCGACCACTATACAGTCTGCAAATAGTCCAGTAATAGCTATTAAAATAGCGTAACAAAACCCATAATTCTTAAAGGTTAATTTAAGAGGGGAAATGGTTAAAAAAGCGTAAGCAAATACTACCATGGAGACCCACCACAAAATAATCATGTAATAGATAGGAACTTTAATATCTTCCATTATATATACTATGGAAAATAAAAAAATTGATATACCAACTAATAAACCCGTCATGATAATGACATTGATATTACTATATTTTTTACCTTTTTTCTACTGTTTGTATTTAGTGTTTGTCAAAGAAGACAATTTATATGAAAAACAGTTAGTTTGGTATTATGTAGTGTCCTTTATTCCCGCATTTTTAACGTATCGCCTGGTAAAAACTTAAAAAACAGCCTCGAATTCAAATATACCGTCCTTATGCATTTTTTAGGTGAGGGCATAATCCGAAACATGGTTCTCAAAAAAGTTTGTATTCGATAATCATTTAGTCATATCGTTTTTCACATACGGTAATCACGTAGGTGAATCCGTTGGTTCCTCCACACATGTTGTTGATGTATATTTGGGCCGCGTATCGCAGCATACTGAACACGGGTGAGGGAAGACCAAAATCATCAGGACACGTCAAGTTGTCGAAAAAGTATTTGTAGTATGGTTTGAACGTTTTATCGCTGATGTCCTCCACCTTTACTCGAAACCCTATATCCTCGAGTTGCTTGGTGTACTCGCGTACTCCTATTTTATTTGCGTCTGGGATGGCGAACATTTCGCTAAATGCATTTCGGTTTATCGTATTGAATATATTTACACTGGTAGTATCGTTATAAATAATGTCTGCCATGACGAGTTTGCCACCCTTCTTAAGCACACGATGTGCCTCTCGAAAGAAGTTCTCTCTAGGAACATAATGAAAAGCTGATTCTAGAGAGACTACCCGGTCATATGTCGCGTCCTTTCTATCAATCATGCATGCATTGCCTGTTTCAAACTTGATGTTCCTGCGAGTATCTCCCTTTTTAGCAGCAGCGCGCGCATTGGTTTGTGCGACGCGGATCGATGTTTCATCAATGTCAATACCTTCAATACGTGCTCGGGTCTTGTGCGCCCAATAGAAGTCTTGTTCTCCATACCCGCATCCAATGTCCAGAATCCTATCTGCGTTCTTTAGACTTCCCTTCGAATATATCATTTTACACATCCGTCGATTGGCGTCTTCGAGAGTCATGCCTGGCTTATCCCAGTATCCATAGTTCATAAAGTTGGATTCCTCATTACCTGTAACGCTTTTAAGTATACGGATAAGAGACTTATAAGTATTAAACTTCTCATTCATAAATGTAAATGCAAAATAACAAACTACCATTATCACGGTGATACATGGGAGCACTACTATAATCATGATACAAATCACAATTTGGGTAAGTATCTGGAGTATCTGTTTTATTTTCTCCATTGGTTCGTGAATAAACTTAGTGCACCCTATCTCAATTAAACTGGTAACAGTTGTTACGACAGATGAATGGTATTCTTCTGACATTTCTCTCTAGGTCTAGGGTCTCTTGTACACAAGTAAACCATTTATTATATAACGAAAATACGCATACCATACACAATGAATGTGTTCATTATACAAGAGGTGCGTAAGAATATAAAGATTTTCGCACAGATTATTCATATCCACATTATGTCATCAGAGACTACAAACAATGTTCTCACGCTCAAGACTGTTCAAATATCTCCATTCCGTACACTGATGACCGCACTAAAGGACATCCTATTGGAAACGAATATTACGTTTCAGGCGGATGGTATTCGCATCATTAATATGGATAAGAGCCATACGGTTCTTGCACATATGCATCTTGCTGCCCCCAACTTTGAGTTCTACGAGTGTAAAAAGGAGAAAATCATCATTGGTGTCAACATGTTTCATCTATTCAAGTTGATCAACTCAATTGATAATGATGATACGCTTACCATGTACATCGAAAATGATGACTACGCCGACGGGGTGGTGTCGCATCTCACGCTTAAGTTTGAAAATGGCGACATCAAACAGTGTAAGACACAGAAGTTGCGCCTTATCGAACCGGATACAGAAGAATTACAGTATCCCGACGTGAGTTTTTCATCTATCATCAACTTACCGTCAGTGGATTTTCAGAAGATTATTCGTGACCTTTCGTGCATTTCGGATAAAATCGAAATCAAGTCAGTTGGCAACGAACTTATTTTTAGGTGTGCAGGACAGTTTGCATCCGCTGAAATCCATCGTGCAGAATCCGATGGAAGTATGGCATTCCTATTAAAACAAGATTCATCTAAGATTGTTCAAGGAGAATTCTCGCTCAAAAACTTGGGCTATTTCATCAAATGTACAAACTTATGTTCTCAGATTGAAGTCTATTTAGAAAACGATTTACCCCTTGTGGTAAAGTACAACGTGGCTTCCCTAGGTGAGATAAAACTATGCCTCGCCCCTCTACCCAGTTCGTAATCGTGCATGCCTCTGTAATAATTCCTACGCCTAGTATATATATATACATGGCATCTACGAGATTTAGTGACGATATTGCGCGAAAAGAAGATCAACTCAGACAATCTACTGGTCCATGCGACTACATGATCAATGCGCCTGGAAATGGTACCGCTCCATCATACATGGAAGACCCACATATTCGCCTTCAGAAGTGGGGGGGTAATTTAGCGACAAATTCGGTTACCATCGAGGGATCACTCAAAGGTCTCCGACAATCTGGACGTGACTGTTTAGGCAAAGACGAATACAACCGTTCCGCCCCCGCAGCCGAAACCACTAGTTTCCCATCGAATACAGCACTCACCACTGACCAACCTCGGGCTACTAATCCCGCATGGGAATTGCGCGACCAGGCAACCATGCAACACGGTGACCCAACATTTTTCGATCCACAGTCAAACATCTTTCAACCGTTCAGAACCAATGTCAGTACGCGCATTCTAGAGAAAGACCATTACACGCAATCCAACATACATCAACCCCTTACAACCCAGTTTCTTCTTCCTGCACATGCCCCAACCAACCCCAAATAAAACTTATACATTCTTCATTGGTTTAGAATAAGTAGATTCGTCACATATTAATCTACTTATACACTATATACATGGAAACCCTTATCCCTATGATCGTCCTTGGTGGATTAGCCTACTCTATGGGTGGAGAATCAGATAAGACTAATACAAAACCAAGATCCAGAATACGCAACAAAACAGCAGAGGGTTACGCAAATATGAATAGAGGCAACAGCGTTCCTGGGTCAGTTCCTGATTCGTACCCCGTTCCCCAACAACAGCAGCGCGGTCAAGATATACAGCAGCGAACATCTGACCCGTACGCCACGCATGCACACACGTCTTCCAATACGGCTGCGGCGAACTACTTTGACCAAAACAAATATTACCAAGAGGAGGTTCGTGGAACGCCAACCAGCAACACGGTGCGTCAGACACACTCGCTGACAGGAAACTACGTCGATGAAAGCAACTTCAAACACAACAACATGACCCCATTCTATGGTGGACGCACCACGCAACAAACCATGGCGGGACAATACAGTGAATCGATGTTGGATACTATGACGGGAGGCGGATCTACCGCTACCAAAAAGGTGGAACAGTCGCCACTCTTCAAACCAGAAGACAATGTGCAGTGGGCGTCTGGCGCACCCAATGTCACTGACTTCATGCAGTCGCGCACCACTCCTGGTATGACCCGCAATAATGTTAAGCCATTTGAAAGCGAGATGGTCGCCCCCGCACTCAACGGTGGCTACAACACCAGTGGGCAAGGAGGATTCAACTCGGGCATGGAGGCGCGCGACAAATACATGCCCAAGTCGGTCGATCAACTCCGTGCAGCGACGAACCCTAAGATGGAATACTCCCTTGTTGGACATCAGGGCCCAGCCAACTCTATTATCAAGAACACCGGCATCATGGGCAAGATGGAGCAACACAAACCCGACACCTACTTCGTGCAGACGCAGGACAGGTGGCTCAAGACCACGGGCGAAGAGAAGGCACCCACAGCGAGATCGCAACAGGAGGTGCACGATACGGCGCGCATGACAAGCCAATCTTACGTGGGCATCGCCGCGCCCGCGGGCGAGCGCACGGCCGCGTACATTCCGGGCAAATATGAGGCGTCCACGCGCACACAGTTACCTGGACAACCAGTCACAAACCTTACTGGTCCCACCAGAGGCACAGACACCACTGGGATCAAGAAGACCTACAACAACGTCAACACAAACCGGTCTATCGGTGATGACGCCGGAACGGCACGAACCTTTGGTAGCGGGCTAAGCACCGCGATCGGCGCGGTCATCTCTCCATTGACTGACATCTTTAGACCAACCAAGAAGCAGGAGGTCATCGACAACGTGCGCATCTACGGCGACGCCGGATCCAGGGTCGAGAATACACCCATGGTGGATCTCAATCAGGTCCTCCCCACCACCACCAAGGAGACCACTATGTTCTCTCCCGATACCTATATTCAAAATCAATCTGGAGATGCATACCTTGTTACACAACATCAACCTGTTCCTAACCAGCGTGACACCACCAACCAGAACGCGATGAACGGTGTGGGTGGTGCAGGAACCACACACGGTGCGCAACACTACGGTGCCGCGTACAACCAGGTGAACAACGAATCCAAGGAGAAGTCCATCGTAGGTCGCACGAACCATGGAAACACCCAAGTGTTCAATGGAAGCATAAACATGTCCGTGGCCAAGAACGAACACGACCGCGACAACAACCGCATGTGGGCGCCTTCGAACATGCCTTCCCAGTCCATGTCCAAGGAGATGTACGGGAAATTCACCGAACCCCAGGGCTACCAGCAGAACGTGGCGGTCGAACGCATGGCGCCCGACCTCCTTACCGCGTTCAAGTCGAACCCCTACACGCACAGCCTGACTTCCGCGGGGAACATGTAGGTGTTCTATCTCTATTTTGTGCACCCTACATAAATATATTGTTATACTACATAATTATAACAATATGCCCAAACCAAACTCAGAGGTGTTGTCTGTACGATGTAAAAACGGTACGCGAAAAAATGCAAAAACGAATAAATGTGAACCAAATCCAAAGAATACCAAAGACAAAGGTACACAAAAACGTACGACAAAAGTTCGACCACTAGAAAAGTTGACTTTACTTGAATCTGATGTTAATGAACTTGTACACATATACAAGTCATACCTCAAAGGCGATACAATTGCAGACTTTAGAGGTCACTTAAAAAAAACCTATTACAAATCTCGGTTCAGTAGTCAATATTATCCAAAAGGAGAAGATTTGAAAGAACTCAAACAGCAGATACGTGAGAATACTCCAACTACAATAACCAATACTGCAGAAAAACAATTATATTTGTATCGTAAACTATTAGAACGTCAAATTATGTCATTGATGATTGCCTATTCAGTTGGCCAGTATAAACTTAAGGATTTTAGCAGTTCTCGGGTGAAATACTAAGTTTTCATCTAGCAGCCTCGTATTACACAAAAGAAACAAATGTGGAAGTAGAGTACAAAATGCAAGCACCCCTTGATACAGCGATGCGTTTAGGCACACATGCGTGGACACATGGAAAACAGTTCGCCGCCTACGTTCTCAATTATCTGGATGAGACCGACTGGTTTACCCCGCTCGATGACGTCATGCGCACCGACGACGACGATGAGATAGAAATTTAATCTATGGTATACTGTATACGTTATGGCCACAAAGAAATCTGGACAAAATTTTGCACCGATTAGTTTTGCACAGTGGGATACGCACATCCAAGAGGATGCGGCAAGGAGGGAAAGGATGGCAAGGAGGGAAAGATTGATCGCTGAGGCGAGACAAAATATAGAGGAAGCAAAGGATACAATAGCCAAAGCGGATGACACATTAAGAACATCACGTGATGCAGGTGAGAAGACAAGAGCCAGGGAGACCCTTAACAATGCAATTGCCAGCCTGCACCATTGGAATAATATATATGATAGGGAAGAGCATGCCCGCAGCCCAACACAATTTCCAATGGATGATGTTTTAGGTACGGGTTTAGGTGGGTCGAGTAAGCGCCGCGGCACCAAAAAGCACCAAAAAGGAAGAAAGACGAGAAAGACGAGAAAGACGAGAAAGGGGAAGCGTGTTCGAAAATCGAAGAAGGTGCATCGCCTAGCGAAGTCTAGCAAGAGATATAAAAAGATTTCCAGTCGAAGGTAGGTTAAGACAGTAGTAATGACGATAAGAATATAAATGGTGCATACCAAGTAGTATACACCATCTCTAGAGAGAAATATGGAACTCCATCAGGACATTGTCTGTCGACTGAATGGTTTTATAGAAACCCATACCATTCCACATATCATATTCCATGGGGCATCTGGATCGGGTAAGCGGACGGTCGTGGCCAATTTCATCTCCAAAATCTATCATGACGACAAGCAGACCATAAAGGACTACGTCATGCATGTGAATTGTGCGCAAGGGAAGGGGATTAAATTCATCCGCGAAGACTTGAAGCACTTCGCAAAGACGCACATCAACACGCGAGGTGGACTCTTGTTCAAGAGCATTATTCTGATGAATGCCGACAAGCTCACAATCGATGCGCAGTCTGCGCTACGCAGATGTATCGAGGTGTTTAGTCATACTACTCGTTTTTTTATCATCGTTGAGGATAAATATAAGTTATTGAAACCAATTCTGTCACGGTTTTGTGAGATATATATCCCGTGTCCCACAATAGAAGGTGTCCCTACAAATTTACACAAATATAACGTGGATACAACCTTTAGTCATATTCGGGCCGATTCTGCACGCCAGACATTGTTAAGACGTCTTTTAACCGACTTGAGTAAGGATCCGTCCACAGTCAATATACGAGAGTGTGTTGAGACGCTTTATGACAACGCATTTTGTACCGCCAATATTGTGTCTATAGTCGAAAGTAGAAACACCTTCCATATTGACAACTATAAAAAGCATGTCGCGATGTTTCGGTATAATCAGGTGAAACGAGAGTTTCGAAGTGAAACGATATCGATGTTTTTCCTGTTGCATGCATTATTTTTACGTTTATCCGACAGTTTAGAAAATATCCTACTTATGTAAATGGATGATTTCACCGTAAGTGGGCTTCATGAGTCAAAGAACGAGTGGGCTGCAAGATTGCTTACCATTTTAACTCCACATCTCATAGATGGGTTTAGATCAATCTTGGATGAAGGTGTACACTTGTGTCGTGAAAATGATGAAATGGATAAATATCTAATGACATTCCAAAATTTGATCGCTCGCATTCCCAAGTGGAATACCGATATAGTAAAGACCGAGACAGCACGAATCATCGAAAAGAGTGGATGTGCCTATCTTGAGGATCTCATTACATGTATTCACGTGATTCAGTTAAAGATTTTGACCTCGGTGCGCGTTGGTCAGAAGCAGAAGAAGGTGGAACTTGATGTCATGGATGTGAATCATTTTGTTCACACCTGTTACATTAACTCTGCCCGTCAACTGTATAGGAATGTATATTTGTTCGATATCCATAGTCAGCCATTATTGACACAAAAGAATAATCGTGAGATCGAAATGATCGTCCAAGAGTGTATTCTCAATACGGTTCGCGATAGTATTCCAGTGGAAACCATCCTAAAATGTTATATGGACGAGACAACCGAGGAAGATATAACCGAAGAGGTGAAATTAGAAGATGTTACCCCCGAGCCTGTCATTCCAGAACCTGTAGAACTACCGTCCGAATCTACAGGGTCAACACCTCAATCGCTAGGTCAGGGAACCAACCTGCATTCAGGTGAAGGCGGTGTCACATTAACATTTAATGATGTTGATGATGCGGTAGATGTCGATAAAAACGTGTTTCAGATAGATGCTCCCAAGAGTATTTCACGCCTTCAGGAAATTAGCGATGCTCGACACATAGCATCACTTGATGATGATGATGATGATGATTCTGATAGGCTTGTTATATCTAGCAGTAATATCAAACTTGATGATATGGATATTCAGACTATTGAAGAACCTCGTATTAATATTCTCCCCCCACTGCTTGATGATATTGAAGTTCTACATTAGGTTGAAATACGTTATAATTCTGTTGGGTATGCGTTGTTTTTGAAATATGTTTATACCAAACTAGATAAATGAACACGTATTTAATGGCGGGTCTCACTGTTGTGGTGTATGTAATTATTCAGTTTATGGATGCAAAGTTGGTTCAAA